TTTTCTTCTGGTGTACTATCTTGTAACTTCTTTTTCTCTAATTCGCAATAGTGGATAATCTTATCGAGATCCTCTACTCCGTTTTTGTGCATGTACCTACAGACATACTTCACAACACATCCTTGAAAAAACGAAAGATTATTTTTTGAAATAAATTCGTAAGGCTGAATTTTAAAGTACATGTAATGTGAACCACCTACCTGGACATTCTCTGGTTCTGCATCTTTAAACAAACTTGTGTCTGTCATATTTTATATCCTTTATAGTTATCTTTTGGTCTGATAATGTGTAGATGTGTTTTAGTTCTTGTTGCACCAACATAAAACAATCTGTTTTCATCATCAGGATTTTTTTCGTAGTTGATTTGTGTGTTTCTAGATAGGTCAGTCAGCAGCACTACGTTATCTTGCTCACCACCTTTCACACCATGTATTGTTGATAGTACAATACGTGGAGATGAATTTAATTTCTCACCATTTTCTCTCATTCTTCTTATGTATCTAATACTTCTACTAGGAGCCTGATCAAAAGCTTCATACCAAATCTTATCTGTCTTCAACCATCTTCTTTCTCTTAGTTCAGGTATGCCATACATACCTTCTTTGTCTATATATTTTAAAGCCTGTTTCTCAAAATGATTTTGTGACATGTAAGATGCAATTCTAACAATCTGATCGTAATTTATATTCACACCTTTACGCACATTTTCCCAGTCCGTTACAGCTTTGTATAGGTCTTGTTCTTTGTTTGTTTTAAATTTGTTCTGATAATACAATCCTTGCTCGTACAACGCTTCCTCTACATCTGTTAACATAAATTTAGTTCTAGCCAGCACTAGCCAATTACCTTGTTTCATGTTAACTTGTTTGAACTCATCATAATATGAAAGTAAACCTCTTTGCGTTTTTGGTTTCCACTCTTTTGGTAATCTATGTTGTATTTTGTTTACTATCTTTGAAGCAATATCATGGACTACCTGCGGTATTCGGTATGACTGTGTTAGTTGCATCACCTTACCCTTCTGTGCAATAAAACTATCTACGTCTGCGCCAGCCCATCTAAATATAGCTTGATCATCATCACCTGCAATATAAGTATCTTGTGTTTTGTCCCATATAGATCTCGCCATTTCCCATTGGGACCTAGATAAATCTTGAGCTTCATCTATAAATACTACATCAAATCTTGGAGATCTATCCATCTTAACAAACTCTGTAATCATGTCCGTAAAATCAATTAAGTTATAATCTTTTTTGTATTGATTTAAATCGTGTGCAAATTGTTTTAAGGTTTTTATATCTACTAATTGTGTATGCTCTTGCTTATTAAACTGTTCTTCTGGTGTGATTCCACGTAGTTTAGCTAGTTGTATAATACGAAGTATGTCACTCTTAGTTGTAAATAATCCTGTGTGTTCGTTTTCATACTCATGATAATCTACAATCAAGTTGGCTTTTTTACCTAGATCTTCATAGTGTCTACGTTGCATAACCTCATCTTTACGTATGCCCAGTCTTCTAAATGCTAATGAGTGTAATGTTCTAAAGTATGGTAGATCGTCTTCGCTAAAATTAAATTTAGACATAGCTCTATCTCTAGCTTCGTGTGCAGCTTTTTGTGTGAAAGAGAAGTAACCAATCTTATCAGGATCAGTTTGTTTTAAATATTTATCTACTTCGTTTAATAATGTTGTGGTCTTGCCTGTACCAGGTGGACCCAATACAATAGTTTTCAAAATGCATCCTCCTGTTTAAATACTCTTTCTTTTGGTTTAAATGTTTCTTTCTCAAACTCTGGTAATCTTATAGTAGTAATTTTTTTCTTGGGTAAAGACACTCTATAATTTGTATCATAACCACAATGTTCTCTCAATACATACAAAGTAAACTGAGGTTTCTCTGGCCACTTATGTCTTGCCAAGTATTGATGAAAGAAATTTGTAAATACAAAATGGTGATGACCTTGATTGTTCCAAACGTTACCTGCTTCAAGATCCTCTCTTGTTGCACCTGATGTTGCTCTACCTAAACAATAGTTCTCTACATGTTGTTTTAGTTGCTCAATCATACTAGATCCTGCAGGAGCTTCTACTTCTTCTTTATTCATCATCAAAAGATTTATCATCTCATCAAAGTCTTTTGGTTTTATCTTTGGTGGCTTTGTATAGATCTGATTCATACATGCCCGTATAAAAAGTCTTTGCTCTTGTAGATCCTCTGCTTTTAATTCTATTCTTTCTCCGTCCACATTGAGTCTGTATATCGGTGGTTCTGTTTTTACCACCTGTAGATCTTTTAATGGTGGAAACATAGACTGTGTCCCTATACCAAACTTTCTAGTTTTACATAATAATTTATCACAGTGATTACACATAGGTTCTTCTGTGCATTTGAAACCATATTCTTTATTGTCTTTTCTAAATTTTGTTATCTCATCATGTCTATATGGATTTACAAAATGTTTGTGATTGAAAATATCTAATTTGTCTGCCCAGCTTTCTGGCCATTTCTTTTTAGCATAAACTCTGTATTGAAACATAACTCTGTCTCTACCGTCATCTAGTTTCTCTTTAGTTAAAGATTCTAAACAAGGTGGTCCATCATCATATTCAGACTCTGGTCTTTTTATAATTAAGTTTTGTAATTGTTCTGGAGTTATATCTACAATGTCTTGTAAAAATTGTGGAAGTGTAACAGCTTCACCAGAAGATTTAAAGCAGTATCTTACGGTGTTTTCATGATTAAAATATGGTAAGTTTAAAAAATTTCCTGTATCATCTTTGGATTTTAATTCAATTTGTTTTGGAAAAACTTCAGCACCACCATGACCCAATACTGCACTAATAGATATTAATCTATCTCTCATTAGTTTTGCAGGTACAAAATCTTTTGTAAATAAAAATACATGCGCACCACCTGATTTAGAATTAAATACCATAAGAGGTAAGTTCATTGATTTTATTTTATTAATTAATTTTTTGTGATTAAATTCTGCATACACATCTATGTCTATGCAACCCCATCTACATTCGTTGTTTTCATTAATAGGTATAATACCAAGACTAGGTTCAATACCTTTTAGATGGTCTTCCCAATGTTTTTCTGTAACAGTTTCTGTTTTGACAAAAGACTTGCCTTTAACTTTGAGTCCATCGACACCCTTCTTGTCCACGTAAGTGCATCCGTGTGCTCGCTCTAATCCTGTAAATATTTCTCTAAATCTTTCCATAATAATTTTGCGGAGCCGGATCCAGTCTCCCATCCCCGGCCCCTATCTTCCAGTGGAAGTTTTTAGTACGGTGAATCGGATTTAGATTCTTGCTCTCCGTGTTTTACTTTAACATCACCCTTTGAAACATTNGCTCCAAAGTCTTTTGCTATTTTGTAAATACCCGGATCACTAATAGGTCCAACTCTAGACACATCCCAGCCAAACCATGTGCCCTTGTCGTTAGACTGTTGCACAGTTTTTAGTTTATAAATGTGGCTATATGTTGGCGGTGTAAACATACCGTTCTTACCTTGCATTTTCAGACCCATCATCATTGAGTTCCATTTTCTACTCACTTTTAATTGAGTAGCTTTCATAGAAAGCAATGCTGTAGTTGGACTGTCGCCAAGTATTACTACGAAATGACTAGCTGTGTTTTCAAGATAGTTACCATTTGCTAATCTATCTTTATTAAACTTGTCTCTTGTAGTTGACGGTAAGTCGTCCCCAGCATCATATATTTTTACTGGAGCACCTTGACTCTCACCTCTATCTTGCCATTCAATGTGCTGCCTTTTATAGTGCACTGGCACGACATCTATCCCTTTAACGCCATCATAAACCTCGCCTGTAACGGTGTTTATAATCATACCGGGTTCTGCCCCCTCGACATGTTTAGCATCCCTCTTGTTGCACTCAGGTGATAATTGGCCAAGAACTTTTAAGAACGGTAACGCAAGATCTTCTTGTGTCATGTTCAAACCTTGACCTGCATCAGCTTCAAATAAATTTGTGCTGATCTCGTTTTTCTTTTTTTCTTGTACTTCACTCATGGTTATTGTTTCCTTTTTATTGTTGTTTTGTTTCCAATGAATACATTGAAAAGTTCCGTTGGCATTTCTTTTCCTGCCTCNATACGTTCACGGACTAACGCTTTNAGAGTCATAGGCTCGACCTTCAGTTTTTGCTGAGGTTCGAGACCCTGACCCTTTGCAAGTTCGGCATAATCAGCCGCCTTGTTATCCTCGTTGCGACCAAAGGATACGGATATCTCGTTTTTGATTATATCCCCTAGCCCATTCTCACGAAGCCATTTAAACGCGTTCTCTTTATTTGCTTGAGTTATCGTCGCGCTATAATTTGTTTTTACTTCTATAGAAGATCCGTCTTGTAATTTAAGATAGGATAAACCCATCTCAGATAACATCGTCGGTATAACTTCACCCGATAGAAGTTCTATGTCTTTTTTCTTTTGTTTGATTGAGTCCTCTTGGACTTCTAATTGTTTTTGGTGTGCTTGCAGTTCTTTTATTTTATCTGCAAGTTTATTAATATTGGTTGTTTTATCCAATACTTCTTCCTGATCTTTCTCAAAATCAATCGTCATTCTTTGCTCCTGTTCCGTACAAATCAACCTCAATCGGATAGTATCTTTTCTCTTGTCTATCCCACTTCAAGAGATTGAATCTGCCATTTGTTATATCTGATACCAAACTGCAGACAACGCCTATTATAGCAGGATCTCCTGTTAATAACAAGTGGTCTGTTGGTTTGAAATCTTTTAATAAAGATTTTAATTTAAAAATAAGAGGACCAGGTGAAAAAATCATTTGTGATCTTTCGTCCAATAAAAATTTTAACTTACCATATTCTGCTGCGCCCATAATATTAAATTTAGGACGGCCTTCTCTTGTGCCTGCAATTTCTTGCACAACATAAACATGAGGTAACCTTTCTTTTTTTAGGTCGGAGTAATTAATACTTTCTCTTACTTTCATACTTGACTATTTATTATAATCCTATATATATGTCAATAGAAAGTTATGAATTATAAATTTAAAAAGAAGCCATATGCTCACCAACTTACTGCGTTGGAAAAATCTTGGAATAGAGATAACTTTGCATATTTTATGGAAATGGGAACTGGCAAAACAAAAGTTCTAATTGATAATTTATCAATGCTTTACGATAAAGGTAAGGTAGATGGTGCTTTAGTTATTGCACCTAAAGGTGTTGTGGGTACTTGGTACAATCAAGAGTTGCCTAATCACTTACCAGACCATATAGAAAATGTGACGGTTTTGTGGCAAGCAAATATAAATAAAAAACAACAATCAAAGTTAGATAGACTGTTCGAAACGGGTCAAGATTTACACATACTTATAATGAATGTAGAAGCTTTTAGTACAGACAAAGGACGTATATTTGCAGCTAAATTTTTAAGATCGCACAAGTCGCTAATAGCTATTGATGAGTCTACTACAATTAAAAACCCTAAAGCAAAAAGAACAAAGAATATATTGTCTCTGTCTGGTTTAGCTAAATATAAAAGAATTATGACAGGATCTCCTGTTACTAAAAATCCTTTAGATCTATACTCTCAGTGTGAGTTTTTAGATCCTAGACTATTAGACTTTGCTTCATACTATAGTTTTAGAAACAGGTATGCAGAAATGAAAACTATGCATGTGTCCGGACGATCAATACAAGTTGTAAGTAAATTTAGACATCTTGATGAGCTGGCTGACACGTTAAAACCTTTTTCTTACAGAGTTTTAAAACAAGATTGTTTAGATCTACCTGACAAGGTATACATTAAACGAAACATATCTCTATCAAAAGAACAGAGAGAAGTTTACGACCAGATGAAGAAAGAAGCTGTTGCTGTTATGAACGGCAAACAAGTTAATTCTGTCACAGTATTGTCTCAACTCATGAGACTACATCAAATAACTTGTGGTCATTTCACAGCAAACGATGGCACAACACAAGAAATTAAAAACAATAGAATACAAGAACTGTTAGATGTATTGGAAGAGATAGAAGGCAAAGCCATAATATGGGCCCACTATCAACACGATATAAAAAATATAAAAAAACATTTAGAAAAAGAATATGGTCCGGGTTCCGTGGTTGATTACTATGGGTTAACGCCACAAGATCAAAGACAAAAAAATATTAAAAAATTTCAAGCGAACAATGGTGTAAGATTTTTAATCGGTACCCCTGCAACAGGCGGCTATGGTATTACTTTAACAGAAGCCAATACAGTAATCTATTATTCTAATGGCTATGATCTTGAAAAAAGAATGCAGTCAGAAGATAGAGCACACAGAATAGGGCAGAAGAAAACAGTAACCTATGTAGATCTTATGGCAGACGATACGGTAGATGCAAAGATTGTAAAAGCTTTACGTAAAAAAATTAATATAGCTTCTGAAGTTATGGGTGAAGAGTTAAGAGATTGGATCTAAGTTAGTAACTTATCAAAAAAGAATAAGGCCACAGTCCCCACCGCAGCTAATAATACCCAGTAGATTTTAT